AAAAAAAGATATTGCTGAATTTGGTTTTGCCAAAACCAAACTTGACAAATCACATCCCACACTTTGGAATCAGTCCTAAACCTTGACCCCCTTAATCGGGGGTTTTTTTATGCCGTGACTTCGGGTAAATTGCCCAAAATTGCAGTCAAATTTGCAATAATTGCACCCACTGCAAATATGCAAACCATTGATAATCATAGCGTATGGTGGCAAATTTGCACTTTTGCGCAAATTTCAAGTAATAATAATTTTATATCTCTATATATGCTAATATACTAATCCTTATATAGATATACGTGGGGTGCAAAAATACTGCAAATTTGCAACTTTGGCTGATACTCAATGAGTTATGAAGGTTTTGACTGCAAATATGGTGCAACTTTGTGCAAATTTGGTACTTTCGGGTGGTTATGGGTAACTTTGTAAACAACAAGTAAGTACAACGTGCCAAAGAAAGGACATACTAACAACCCGAATGGTAGGCCCAAAGGAACCCCCAACAAGGTTACCAAAACAATACGGGAGCATTTCGCTGCCGCTTTCGATTTATTGCAGGAAGATGATCAGCATAACCTGACCGCATGGGCAAAGACAAACCCGACAGAGTTTTATCGATTGGCATCGAAACTCATCCCGACAAAAGTGGAAGCCGACATCCAACAACCGGTCCAAACCATTATCCAAATTATTCCCGACCCAAACTCCGCACCAATTGCCGATTGAGAAACTTTGTACCGGGTGTGGAAAACATAAATGTCGCTTGCAGATGGATTTCAGCAAAGAATTTTGTTATCTTTGTATAAACCGAACCGAACGCATGAAAATACACTACAACTTCGCTACACGCAGCCGGCCAACAAAAATGACTGCTGCCATTGCCACCATTAAGGCATATTCACACAAAGCAGATTACTCAATAGGCATAACGGTAGATGATGATGATGATGTAACGCTGAACTCTACCCATTATCTGGAACTACAACGGGAACCGAATATCTATTTCATACATGGCAAGAGTGAAAGTAAGGTACACGCCATCAACAGGGGAATGGAAGGATGGAAGGGCGATATAGTGGTGAATATGTCGGACGACATGAGATTCCTCGTTCCAGGTTATGACATCAAAATAATCAATGCTTTCGCTGACAATCTTGACCAGTTCATTCACTTCCCAGACGGAAGGGTAAATCACCTACTGCCAACAATGAGCATAATGGGTAGGACTTACTATGAAAGATTCGGGTATATCTACCACCCTCAATACTTTTCCCTGTGGTGCGATAATGAAGCTATGGATGTGGCGAAGAAACTTGGTAAGTGGAAATATGTCCCCGAGCGCATCTTTGACCATTACCACCCTGCATGGACCGGGGAGCCTATTGATGCCCAATTAAGGCATACGCAGGGTTATTACCACATAGATGAACAAGCCTACATTAAGCGCTCAGCCGCCGGATTCCCAAATGAAACCGTATGACATTAAGTGTATTAATCTGCACCATTCAAGGCCGTGAGGGTTATCTTACCCGACTATTGCAGGAATTAGTGCAGCAGAAAGCACGGTTATCTAATCAGCTAACCGATGAGGTTGAAATCATTGTAGAATCGGATAATGGTGCTATGTCCACCGGGCGCAAACGTAACTATCTCATAGGCAAGTCAACGGGGAAGTATATTGTATTCGTGGATGATGATGATATGGTTGCACCCACCTACATCGCTGACATTCTCATAGCAGCCCAAAAGAACCCCGATGTTATCGTATTTAACGGTATAATGACCACCAATGGCAAGGATGAGCGGAAGTGGTACATAAGCAGGGAATACGGCTACGAAGCGAAGGATGGGGCTTATTACCGCTATCCGAATCACATTGTACCGGTACGCAGGGAGATTGCCGTGAAGTTCCCATTCCAGGACATAAAGATTGGGGAAGATTACCTGTACGCTACTGCGATGCATAATGCGAAGGTTTTGCAGACAGAGGTGAAGATTGAGAAGGAATTGTATCATTATCAATTTAGAACGAATAAGTAAGTTATGGAACTATATTGGTGCAGACATTGTAAGGATACTAAACAATTGCTTAATAAAAATGTAGAAAATGGTGTACAAGAATGCTATTATTGCAAAACAGAACCTACCACACCAGAACCCTACTACCACACCGGCACCTACGAAGCCATTAACGTAATCGAAGCGTGGGGGTTGAACTTCAACTTGGGGAATGTGATTAAGTACGTTGCACGGGCAGGGCGCAAGACTGATAATCCGATTGAGGATTTGGAGAAAGCGAAGTGGTATATTGAACGGGAGATTGAAAAACTAAAACAAAAATAACATGTCACAACAAACAGCGGTGGAGCAATTAGAAAAAACTATTCAATCAATGATTGAACATGGTGCTGATTTAGGAGAAGATTATCCTGCATTAATGGTACATATTGCACAAGCCAAAGAAATGGAAAGGCAGCAGATAACAGACTTTGCAAATGATTATGCAGATGCAGTAATGGGAGGATGCTTAAAAAGAGCAGAACAATACTACACCCAAACCTACGGCAAATGATAACCATTACTGCGACATTCGAGATTGATAAACTAAAACAGAAATAACATGGCACAACAGACGGCGGTGGAGTGGTTGGAAGAGCAATTTTTAAGAGAAAGGTTTGTTTATGATTTTGACTTTGACAAAGCCAAAGAAATGGAAAAGCAGCAGATAGAAGATGCTTGGGATAGAGGAAAATATATCGGAGAATCTTTTCCACAAAAGCAAATTGAACCAGAATATGAGCAAGATGCAGAGGAATACTACACCCAAACCTACGGCAAATGAGATACAGCCAAAACAACGAACAAGACGTAATCGAACAATACTTCCGCACATCGGGAGTATTCCTCGACATCGGTGCCAATGATGGGGTAACCCTATCCAATACCTACGCATTGCAGCTACAGGGTTGGGGTGGGGTACTTGTAGAGCCATCTGAAGATGCCTTCAATCGCATCCCACCGAATGAAAAGGTTAAAGCGTTCAATGTGGCAATAGGTACGGCCGATGGCACTTGTACATTCCATGAAATGGGAACACATTTGAACAGGGGCGATGTATCGCTTTTATCCACCATTAAGAAATCAGAGATGAAGCGTTGGAATGGTACGGAGTTCAAAGAGCGCATGACAGAGGTGTGGACTTATAAGACATTAGTAAAAAACTCACCATACAAGGTATTCGATTTCATTTCTATTGATGCGGAAGGTATGGACTTTGAGATACTTGAACAGATTAACCTATCGCATACACAAATGGTATGTATTGAACACAATGGCAATGCTGACCTATTCCAACTCATTAAAGATTACTGCAATGGGTTCGGATTGCATAAGAAATTACTTAACAATTTAGAGAATGTAATATGGGCAAGGTAATCACATCCCTTTCCTCCACAGGTAGGGAGAACTATAATGAAGCGATGTTAGGACTTATCCGTTCAATCAATCGCAATGCTCCCGATTATGACACTCACCTGCGTAGTGTGGATGGGTATGTGGATGAATACCAGGGTAGGAAAATACTGCAAGGCAAATGGCCAAAGTCAAGCAACTACGAATCATGGAGCCATCAAAATATGCCTTATCAGTTTAAGCCGGTAATGGTTGCTGAAGCGTATGAGTTAGGCTACCGAAAAATAATATGGTGCGATAGTACAATCCGGGTAATGAAGAACCCCGACCCATTGTGGCAACTTGCAGCCGAGCATGGTATTGTTGCGTGGAATAATGAAGGGCATCCGTTACACAAGTATATCCCCGACCACCAAATCGCATGGTTAGGGTTAAGGGATTATACACAGGTAATGCAGATGTATCAGATTATGGCTTGTTGCATTGTGTTCGACTTCGACCACCCTGCGACAAAACCGATATTCGATAAGTGGATTGAGGGTGCGTTTAATAACTGCTTTCATCATAACGAATCGAAGAATCCACACTATGTCAGCAGCCGGCACGATCAATCGCTATTGTCAGCAATTATGAATATCAATGGTGTAAAGGTGCAGCCGTATGGTGGGTTAGCTTATCGTGAGTTTATGCCAGTAGAACCATTCTTCATTAATTGGGGGGTAAAAGATTAGTTATGGACTTCACTAAACAACAATTCATTGACTTTTGGGGCAGCAATGGCTACTACGAAGCGTTTACCTATGGGATAGGCATACAGGAAGTAATTAACCGAATTATCTATCCGTTTGGTGGTGTTGAAACCTGTTTAGAAATAGGATGCGGTGGAGGTGTGTTCACTAAAGAATTATCGCATACTTTCAGTAAGGTTATCGGTATTGATGTTATTCCCATACATGCCGGAGTGATATACCATAATTTAGAATATAAGGAATTAGATAACCAAGACTACAAATGCACAAATGTAGATGACAACTCAATCGACTTCGTTTTCAGTTACGGAGTATTTTGCCACTTCTCAAATGATGCCATCAAAGAGTATCTGCAATCTATTTACAGAGTGCTGAAGAAGGGCGGTCATTGTGTGATAATGATTAGTAACTTTGACAAACTGAAAGAGCAGTTCCCCGACTTCGATGACTGGGGTAAGTACAAGTTAGGGGATAGAATGTTAATCGGGCATTTTTACCAAGATGACAGAACGGTGGATATTATGAAACATAAATTCAAAATAGTAAGCCGTAACCTAACTCCCGATCACAGGGATATTGTGGTACATCTAAAGAAATAATATGGGCTACACAGGAAAAACAATCGAACTAATAGACCTTGTAAT